GAACACACTCTCCCACTCATCACTGTCGGGCTTCTTGCGTCCATACTTGGCGCGTATTAGTGATGTGTACATCAAGTCTTCAATCATGATCCAGTTGCACTGACCGCTAAGGTCTAAGTCAGTAGCAGTAGGATCGACGATGACTTGATCCGGTCGGCGCACTTTCACCCACGGTCCACTAGGCGTTAGCATGTCAATGGTTTCTTCTAACGCCAGCAGCTTGCCTTCAACTTCCTTAATGTCCTTCTGACTGCTAGCCTTCTCTAACTCAGCGCTCAATCTTTGTACTTCTTCTAGCGCTGCTTCACTGCTGTCTTCACGCAAGGTGTAGCCAACTTCAAACCAACCGACGTTGGTTAGTGTAGTAGATACTATGTTGCGCTTCACTTTACGCTTTAGGTTCAATCCCGGCGATGTTTTCTTTGCGGCGAGTGTGTTTACAAGCTTCTCAAGTGTGCGTTGCTTCGGTTCATCTGTCTTATCTTCGCTGGTAAACTCTGCTTCGGGGTTTTTAGTGAATAGCATAGGAACGAGAGCGCTGACGTTCGCAAACACCAAGTTCTCAGTGCTGTCAATCGAACCTTGGAGGGGTTTACCGGCTGTACTATCTTCCTCTGCTCGTGATGAAGCATTAGTACGGGTATGGTCATGGCGATAGTACCTGTATGCTTCGTTCCATGCATCTAAGTTCTTAGACATTGCACTCTTACCCTGATCGTAGCGCGAACGCCACAACGGGCCGCGGTGCTTAGAGACAGGTATCTTGCTCTCACCTATCACACGGTAGACAGGTTGATCGTCTACAGGTTGTTGATCTGCAGACATGACACCTTCATAGCTGTTCACGTCGCTAGCAGGTGCAGCAGGAGGCGGATTGTCGTAGTCGTCTTCACCAGCCATTAGCGTTCACCTCGCCAGATTGCATCAAGTACTTCATAATCACGGTCTATGTAAACTGGTAATGAACCTAACTGCGCCCACATGTCATAATGTTGGTTCATCTTGTAACGCAAGTAGAAGTACCGAATGTGCCGTATGCCCCACAGCCTAAGCATCACACAAACCCCTTGTCCTTAGCAAGCCACATCGGCATCGTGAACGTGCCATCGTTGTTGTCTTCAACTTGCGACTTCGGAACCCACTCAGTGCGCTTACCATCGTACAGGCGAAAGGCTTTCTCTGTCTCACCGCGTACTTCAGCAGCTACATCGAATAGCTCTTTATCAGCCATAACGGTGTGCCCTAGGGTTCTCTACACTCTTGTCACGCTCTTGCCACAGCATCCACGATGGTATGCGCTCATTCTCAGGCAGTATGAACTTGCCTATATCTGGCATCTCACTTAGCAGATATTTAGTCATGTCCATAGCGTGATCGTTGCGATCTGTTGGTTTGTCTATTCTCTCACCCGATGTACTCTGTTGCCAGAAGTATCCAGCCACTTCGTCTGTCCACCAATCGAGCTTTGCATTAACGAACAAGCGCGGGGAGCCAGCAACGCGATGAATAGGATGAAGCAGATTGCGATTAAGATTAAGATAGCTTCCGACCTTGATAATACCATTTGCCACATCGTTGTTTCCACGACGCATGCGTATGTCGTCGTCTTTGAACATGTCAGCTATTGTCTTTCCCACGGTGCGTTTGTTAACTGTTCGTCTACCAAAGATTGAGGGATCAGCGTTGATCTTGTGCATGTCGTCAAGTTCAGCACTCCAATCGGCACGTATACGCCGTATAGCACTAACTTGCATGTCAATGGACATTTCCTTTTGGTAGAAGCCATCGCACAGAATAACGTGCTGCTCAGGCGTAACGAATGCAAGACCATAGCAACTAGGCTGCGCTTGTCCGTAGTCATATGCTTCGAGCCAGTTTGCATGATAGCGTTGTTCTACATACCCATCCAGCAGAGCATGTATGTCGCCCTCTTGCAGTAGATGTATAGAGCTATCGTATTGTGGGTATACAAGACCTTCGTAGGCGACCCAACGACCGAGCAAGAAACGGTCACGTTGCTGTCCCTGATACATGGTTTCGAGCGTCTGAATGAAGTCGCCGCCCTCAGCTTCATGCACGTGACGTAGCTCGTAGGTGCTACCTTCGATAACTTCGATAAGCAACTGCGGCTTGCTATGTTCATCAAGCACCGGCTTGCGGTTTATATCGCGCACGCATATGAGGTCTTCAGTTACTACTCCGGTCTTTTTGTATTGTTGCAGTGGACGTACTAGCTTCGTGTAGACCCAGTTGCCTGTTGGATTGCATGTCAACATCATCCAACGTGGCCCAGTAACAGGCATATGAGGGTCATCACCAACATACCTAGCACGACCGCGCAAACGACCAAAAAGGTCAAGGAAGTCTTTATGCGTGATTTCAGGGTCTTCAACTTGGTCAACGATCACCCAATCGAATGTTGCACTTAGTAGGTTGCTGCTGCTGCTTTCTGTCTTTGTGCCTTGCTGTGCGATGTAACGAAAGTAGATAGTTGTACCGTTCTTGAGATGACAGATGTTATCGCCGTTTTGACCTGTGCTAAAGCTGACGATCCACTTAGGAGGACACCACTTAAGAAACTCCTTACGTATAGTGTCGTTGAGCTTAGGATAGGTGGACCTAGAGATGAGGCCAGTACTACCGGGGTACAGATCAGATAGTTGTAGTGCTTTAATAACTGCTGCCGTTGTCTTGCCGTTACCAAAGCCCCCTCCGTATATCTGCACCTTAGCACGTGAATGTAGAAAGCGATCTTGAAGGCTGTTCTCCTTCAACAGCAATTCAGGACGCTCAGCTACGTTGACTGTACGTGCGCGCGGTGCCATTACTTTGCATCAGCCCACTTAGTACCGCCTAAGTTACGGAAGTAGTCGCCAGTTGCACTATCTACACGGATTTCACCAGTGAAGCCTACAGTGCTAGGTACACCACTAGCGAACGTGGTAGGTGTACAATAGCTAACGTCAACATCACCCACAGCGCCGTTAGCTTTGATACCTTGTCCGTCTTTATTCGGGACGATTGCCATTGTGTTTCTCCTTAACAGGCGTAATGTCAATGCTAGGCATCTGCTTGGGCTGTGCTATCTCACGTATATGACGGATGACTAAGCCGCCTTCAAGTGAGTGCCTATGCTCCATGACTTGCTTAGGTGAGAAGCCTCCACGGTCGAGCATGTTCATTAGTATGCGCGACTTCGTAGCTGGCTTGGTGTCTTCATCCTCTAGTATGTCCTCTAAGCCGTCTAGTGCTTTGCCACTCATACGGTCAATGCGCTTCTGTACATTGTCAGCTTCAAGCAGCGCTAGGTTCTCTTTCACCAGCGCGTCGAGTTGACCGAATAGCTGTAGGCCCTTAATCATGTCAACTTGAGACAACTTCAAGCCGGTTGCTTCAGCTATCTCAGCATCGTTTATTCCTAAGGTGAAGTAGAGCCATACTACACCTGTTGTAGTTACGGCCTTGGTGTCTGCTGGTAGATCAATGAGATTGCGACGAACAGGCCGATTGTTACGATCACGACCGCGAACAGTAGCCGCTTCGGGAGATTGTTTAGAGCGTGCTGTCTGTTGTTGTATGACTGCATCAGGCGATGTTGTTGGAACAATCGCTTGACCGGTCCGCGTGTCGATGACGAGGCCATTTGCAAGTGGTAAGTCTGTCATCGTGCTAAGTTCTTCGTCTTACCGGGGGCTGCTGACGGTTGTCGTTGTCTACCTGTCTTACCGCCTGTGCTGCGGTATATGTCAGCAATCATTGCAGCCATACGCGGGTTGTTAGCACCGCCGCCAGCACGCGGTGTAGGAATAGCATTAGCACTACGTGGCATAGGCACGCCGCCGCTGCCTCCTACACCGGGGCCTTGTGGTACTGTAGCATTAGGATTGCCAACAGCACGTTGCATCATCTGTGCACTGATTAGGTCGTCCATAGGACCACCAGTAGGAATACCTGCAGGACCACGCGGCATAGCACCACCTCCACCTTGTGCTGCTAACATAGCAGCCATACGAGGATCAACTTCACCACCTGCACCTACACCTACACCTTCACCACCACCTTGTTGTGCTGTGGGTTGTGCATTAGGTGGGAGTTGACCACCGTCTTCACCTTCATCGCCTTCAGCACTAGGCTGTTCACCGGCACTAGCTTCAGCAGTTTCGAGGTTGTTAGCAGTGGGAGCAGCTTCACCTTCAGCCGGTTCATTGTCAGGAGTAGGTTCGGCAGTCTCATCGTCTGGATTGCTACCACTCGCACTATCTGCCGCCTGATCTACCCAATTCTCTGCCGCGCTCTGCACTTGCTCTGGCGTCACCTGTATGCCCATTTGCTGCAACACCGTCGCTACTTCATCAGGCGACATTTGCATCAACTGCTGTAACATGTCACCAATGTCAGGAGCGCTAGCACCAGCTTGCTGCTGTTGTTGTAGTGCTGCAAGTATCTGCGGCGGTATGTTGGGCATGTCAGGCATAGTGGTACTCCTAATGAGAGCTATACATTGTACAGATCAGTTGATCGTACCAGCTTTACCGCCACCACCGTTGCCCGACTTGTCAACAGGATAGCCGCTCGTCGCTACATAAGGTGTAGCCGGATTAGGCATAGGTGCGAAGTACGGCGTCATCTGTGACTGGAAGGCTTCTTTCTCAGTGATGGTTGTAGCGTGTAGAGGTACTACAGCAAACGGTACAATAGGCCGCAAGCCCCCTTGGTTCAAGCCATCTGTTTGTACAGCCTTCACTTGTGCAATAGTGTACTCAGCATTGGCACCTACACCGTTAGCAAGCGCACGGCCTATCTCACCAAAATACTGACCACCTACGGATGCTGTAAGCCTAGCAACACTACGCATTGTCGCTGTGGCTTGTTGAATAGGTGTATACGGCTGTCCGTATACATTGTCCCAAAGACCTGCCCAACTTGGCATGATGTATGCTCCTGTGTACTAGCGATTGTGCTTATCATCGGCCCTAGCACAATTACTGGTGTTTGTCAATAGGTTACACCGCATACTCACTACACAATCACGACATACGCCGCCCCGAAGGGGCGGTTCGCAGCCGTGGCCTAATACTACAAATTACAAACAACTACAAACAGCTATACACACCCAAGTACTGACAACGTGCACGCTTTGGGATTTTAGCTATATACAATTTACAACTGTTAGGGGCTTACGAGTGTGCTGACGCCCTTCCATTTGCAACTGCCAAGCTAGCTACAGCCGTTTTCCATTTGGCGGGGGACTGCGTTCACTAGCAGCTAAGCACACACACTCACAGCGCAAGCAGCTATACAATGTACACACTCACACATAGCAGCGCACACATCACACGTGATTAGGACGCGAGGGCGCATCACCCTCACGGTGTTATCTGTACAATGTATAGATTGCTGCAGCGCTCTAGCACTGGCATGTGCAGTAGTGCGTTATGTGTACAATGTATAGCCAATCAATAAGTGTGCACGTTATACTGTGGGCTGGTTAGTATTCGTCACATTAGTACTTAGCTGATTTAGTAGTAGTAACGACTAAGCAGTAAACATAGCGCTTGCATGTGATTGTAATGAGAGTACAATGATTGATAGTTGATGCATTCCGTATCAACGCACTTGAAAAGGGATACCAAGTCATGACGCAAGTTGTTGAAAGCACCACCGCTCCTGCTTCGATCAAGCAGCGCAAACATAATCAGAAGTCAGCAACGACATTCGGCGCGGACATTCTGAAGTATGCAAAGAACAAGCGCGAAGCAGACACGAGTGGCATCTACATGGTCCACGCTCATGAGCCGGATTTGATTGAGTTGGACATTCAAGTCACTCGTGCTCAAAAGGCCGGTGACAGTGTGCGCGAAGTGATGCTTAGCTACTGGTATAAGACTGCAGAGGGCATCAAGCACATCAAGGCGAAGTCATCGCTACCGAAAGCGAAGCAGCGCACTGAGAAGCAAGACGGTACGTTCGCTGAGTTAGGTCGGCTTGAGAGTGCAATCAATCTGCAGCTAATCCGCGCACTTGATACCTACAGAGGTGTTGCGGTGTTGCGAAAGACAAGGCTAGTGCACATCGAAAAGATTGACCTTACATCAGTCTACACTTGCTTTGTCCGTAGCAGTGCAACAGACGCGAAAGGCAAGCCGATTGAATTTACAAACACTCGCTTTGCCGCGAATGATCTGCAGCATGTAGCAGCAGTAGAAAAGCAATTTACTGCAGCTACACCTACCGCTACAATTCTGAAGCTTTGCGGTAGCAAAAAGAAAGCGACACCTAACAAGGGCAAAGGTGGAAACGTGGAAGCTTTGCCAGTGTCACACATTGGCAAAACACTTGTGCAGCTAGACACCGCCTTGTCACCGCTTGCGATGGAAGGAAAGATTGACGGTGTTAGCAGGCAGACACGTGAGAGTGCACACGCACTGTGGGCGCGACTTGATGCAGCTATGACTAGCGAAGAAAAGGATGCAGCTAGAGTAGCGTTCAAGTCACTCGCTGCTAAGCCCGAAAAGGCAAAGCGTAAAGCAGCGTAACTAACTACCAACTAACAACCCCTGCAGCGCAAATGCTGCAGGGGTTTTTTCATGTCTGCAATTAGGCTGTACATTGTATAGATTATCCGCAACAGACAGCGCGTTATAAAAAACGCCCTTGTGCCCGCCACCTCATGCGCCGCTACTTGCACAGCTACACGTTAGAAGGCACTAGCCTTCCATAGCTCGCTTCACATCACAACTCGCTCGCTGCTATAACTACATGCAACGAGTGTACATTGTACATACACATGTTAGTAGCTGGCAGTAGTAGTTGTATATAAACAATAAACTCTATTACTTGTGTTGGCTCAATGGGTTAATTACTACATGTTGCAACTAATAGAGACTTGCATTTGTTTTCAGGTATGATATACTACTTGTTGCAATCGAGAGGGACACAACCGATGGGTGTGGTGATAGAGAGAATGTCAGGAGTGCTTATGCACTTAGTAGCTGGAACGCTGCTAGGTGCTTTAGTCGTTCTTATAGCTCTGTACAATGTATAGGAGATTTCAATGCAACAAATGCAACTACCGCTTCTCAGTGTACCTGAGATGGAAGGCATCGACACTGCACGTGTCTTTGAAGATCAAGATGCAATGGTGCGTAGAACACCTGCACTATTCGCTACAACTGCACACCCACGCATGAGCAGCAAGTATAGCTTCACTAACACCTATGACATACTGCTGCACATACATCGCAGAGGTTTCAAAGTTAGCAGTGTGCAGGGTGGACATAAGAAGTATAGCGCAGTGATGGTGCGTATGCGTCATGATGCTTACGATAAGCGTGATGAAGCACCTGAGATAGTTGTGCTTGATAGTCATGATGGTACTAAGCCGGTGAAGCTAATGCTAGGTATGATTAAGTTCATCTGCATGAATGGCATGGTAGCTGGTGACTTGTTGTATGCTAAGTCATTCAGGCATCTAGCTCCTGACTTGATGGAGCAGATCATATTGGAGATTGAAGACATAGATGAACAC